ATATTTACCAATTCTCCTCGAAGTCAAATGTCTTGGATGCAAGTTGTGAACCTCTGTTCGGGTATTTCCACGAAATTGCAGTATAAATGTCCAAAAGTTTACTTCTCAACTCACGGTCATACATCTTATTACGATCAATATGCTCGGTCATGAACTTCAATAGCTCATCGGGATCGGTATCATCACCCTTGATTGCTAATGATTCAATATAGAAATCATTGGGAAGCAGATAGACCCACTTGACCTTCTCCCCCGTGCGTATCTTCTCAAACTGTTTATCTAGTTTCCACACCTTCAACAAATCATTGTAAGCTAATGCCGCACGAACTTGGGCGGGAGACTTCATAATAAACTGGAATAACTTGCGATGAGACGGATTGTAATCATTTTCTCCATCCTTGGAGATGTAGCGAACCGAACTGGTCTTGGCAAGATTAACCATCTCAAGACTTTGGATGGTCTCCTCAAAATTCATGATGCGTTCATCAAGGTCGGATTGCGGAGTTCCCCGCAATAAATCATCAATCATATTTGAGGCAAACTTGCGAAACGCTGTCGGGAAACTTGAACGAACTACGTCAATGCCTTTGACTTCCAGTTTACCCTCCTTACCGTCCTTGGACTTGACAGCCTTGTTCTTCTCCATGTCATAGACCTTAAGCATAGCGTAACGCTTCTTAGATACCCACATTGCCTTTTTAGCAATTACGTCCGCCATGATCTTTATACGATTATGGTCAGGTGCCACATTGAATATCTTGGGCACCATATAGTTATAGAAATTATTGATTCGGGTGGATACTGCGGTCACCCAATCAATGGTGAACTTAGTCATGTCTTCTTCTTTTACATTCTGCAATTTGGCCACTGACAATGCTGACATATACAGAGAGTCGGTATCAATGTAGATAACAAAGTCCTGTGCAGGAGGAACCACGTTTGCTTCCTTGAACTTTGTGAGATACATGTCATTGACTAATCGCTCGGCAGAACGAATAATTTCTTGTCCCGAAGTAGTAACGGCTTCAGCATTGTCACGATCATAGAATCGGAACACAGGTAATCCTAATGCACCATAAACCGAGTTAAGGAAAATCTTCTGCCTCTTCTGACGACGGTCGTAGAATGATTCCTTTTCCTTGTCACCCTTCTTACCATACTCACCGGCAAGCTTGCGATATTCAACACGTTCCTTGAACCATACATCAAGAATAGTAGGAACTACTCCACGCCCTTCTTCCTCAAATATATTCCCATCGGCATCTATACCCAGTCCGAGAGGTTTTAAATATGCATCAAGCAATTCCCGAGTTTCAAACTCAAGTATTTTTTCTTCTATTTCTACTTTTATCATATCTTACGATACTCCACAATTCTTTTGCACATTTTTAAAAATTCATCATCGGAGAAATCTTGCTTCATCCAATTAACATTTTTATGAACCCATTGAACGTTTCCTTTTACATATCCCCTCGATGAATCAATACGATCTAACGAAGCGGTTTGCTCAATTTTATCAGAACATCCAAATTCTAAATCCATACCAGATAATGCACACTTTCGTTTTTGCGAATCAAATAGATTCGAAATATATTCCAATGTAATATCAAAATCTTTGTGAGTACGGATAGCATGATGTTTTATTCTTGTAAAAACTATCTTTGGAACTTTACCGAATCCTTTCCATAAATGGTTTAAATTTTGGATTAAACATTTTTGACATCCATCATTATTTTCACATAACAATCGGGCGGCTCGTTTTTTAAGCACATTGCCACAATCACACCTACAAGAAACCTGAGTACCACTTCCTATTCGATTAGATAAAACAGTTAATTTTCCAAACCGCTGTCCTCGTTTGATGAGACAATCATACTTCGATCTATCTACAGTATTCTTCCATCTTTTTCTAGTAGCACATGATCGGCACAAAGTTCGTCCAAGTCGTTTCGATTCATAATATCCTTCATACGTAGGATAAAATTTAACCGCTTTGCAATCGTCACAAATTATAGTCCATTTCTTAGAGTTCATATTTTCCTTCATCTATCATGACTATAAATATTAACAAAAAACACTAACCGTCATTTTGTATTATTTTTCCAACAATTTTCCGGGTAGGTTGTTTATAGACAACTCCATTACTCGCTATAGAAAAAGCGTGATTAGCAATTAATTTCTTAAAATCATTGGAAGAATATCCACGCTCACCTAGCCTTACAATAGGCATTTCTCCACGCTGAAACGCCATCATGTTCCATCCTTCGACCCTCCCAATTTTTTTCTCGGGACTTATATTTAATGTCATGATTACACTGGGATACAGTGACGTTATGTCCGCTGAACAAACCCAGTCATATAGTCCACTGACAGGTTCTTTAACGAATGCTCCAACGAATCCATCCTCACCACTTTCCTGCATGTCTTCATACTCTTCACGTCCACCAATGGGTTTATTGGAAGCAATTTTTCCAGAGCGAGATAAATATGTTAATATAGCCCCATCAATAAAGCGACTGGACATTTGAACCCATTCGTAAGGAACGTGCCCTTTATGACACACAGCTTGGGCAAGGTGAATGAAATCGTATTTATGGTCCAACTCCACCACGATCTTAACGTCCACCAAGTTATATTCGATATAACGATTCAAGTCTTCATTATACAATTGAGTCAAACTGCCACGATAAGTAAGCTTTTGATGCTTCAGTTCTTCATCTTTGGCAACATTTCCAAGTGCCCATGATGGTTTCATGACACCAATGAACTTCTTGTAGAGTTCCATATAGTCAAGACAAGAGACTCCTGCCACAACCATTTTGCGATTAAACTTGTTTTGATATACAATTCCAATCGGTGATAGACGATAGGCGGCTTGCTTTCCGACGACATTACGAATACGATTGAAGAGATAAGGAATATCAAATCCATTAGAATTCCATCCCGTGACGATGGTAGGTTTGATCTGTTCCCACAGTGTCAAGCACGCATCCAATAAAGTATCCTCGCACTTAAACGAACGAATGTCAACTTCATCCGTAGTGCTGTTTGGGATTTTACATTCGGGGTCAAGAACCAATGAATGGTACTTGTTAGCCACTTGGTCATATAATGCAATTGCAGTAATGGCTTTATCACCAGTTTGAATGTCAGGAAACCCACCTTCCGATGAAACTTCAATATCGATCACGACTATTTTATGACCAACTGATACCTCATCACTATCAATATATTTATCTATGAGAGTCCGCATAGCTGGGTCAACATCCGACTCAAATAATGATGGGTCACGGTCATCGAATGCCGTTATCTTATCCAACTCATCCCCATAAAGTGACCTGTATTTACCACCCGCCATCTTACGATAGGCATATCGTATTGTAGGAAATGATGAATATCCCGACATATCATCCCACAAATGAGTAACGCCATTCTTTTTATCGCAGAAAATATTTTGAAACATATTACTTGTGAATGCTTGATATTTTTTTACACATATTTATGAAATATTCATTTGAGAAGTCAAGTTTCATTAAATTAACATCTTTATGAATCCATTGAATATTTCCCCATAACGTAATCTTTACTGGAATCTATTCGGTCAAGAGATGCCGTATTTCCGTCTTAAATCTCTTCATATATTATTTTACATCTTTCGGCATCTCGGAGGAAATCTGTAACAGTTGAGGCTGAAGAGGATTATTGTGGGTCATAAGAGTGACCCATATCTTAGCTCCAAACATCAATCTGATCGCATCCCAAAATGTAAGCTTCCAACAAGAAGTCACCAATCCATCCGGAGTTTTTGTCTTATAACTCGGGAGTGGAAGATATTCCGGCTGGTTTTTTGCGTGGATACTATTAGCTTCTGGAAAGTTTATTATTTTCATAACATCTTAAAATCAATAGCCGTATTATACAGTATTTGGGCAAGCTGTGGCGATATTTTATATTTCTCACCCGCTAAGATAATGGATTTCTTCAAATCTCCGGGATGCTCAGGATGGTTTTGCGTAGCGGATTTCCAGTCACATAACATTTCCACTAGGTCCACTAAATTCATACTATCAATGCCGTTTAAGAAATGCTCGGGATGATGCCTATTACACTTGTAATGATGGTCAGTGGCTGGTTTAACGGCTTCCTTGGCTTTGTTATATCCCTCACTCGCATATGGATACTTTTCAAATTTATCCATCATCGTAGCATAGATCGGAAATTCTTCCGGTCCAAACTTCGAATCATCATGCATTAGACCCCGTTGCAACACTTCCTGTGACATTCTTGACATCAGAGTCAACACTCTGAGTTGATGGGCAGTCAATACTTTCTTTAACTTCTTCTCTCGGAGTCGTTGAACCTGCGCCTTCAATTTGGATGTTGGTGGGAGGTTGTGTATCGGGGTTGTTCTCATTAGGTGGAGGATTTTGATTTATTTGAACACAAACCCCAAGCTTTTGCATTAGGGAGGTATAAGTAGAATGACCCTCGGGTTTTAAGCTAGGAAACGCATCAATAAACTTTTTCACGAGCAGATCATGTTTAAACCAAGTTAAATGCCTTGGCTCGAAAGTCATTTTCGGTAAACCAGGTGGAGCTACAACATTGACAATATGCAATGCGATCACAATTTCATCTTCAGACAATGTGTTGAATTGATTTAGAGTCATATCTACAGTCAATCCTTCCATCTTAAGGGAGGTCCATCATAAATTCCAACTATACACCAAGCATCAAAAAGAACGGGAAGTTTGTGAGTATTAATTGCAGGTGAAGTCGGACATGGCAAAAACCTTTGTCCACATCCATCGGCACATTCCCAATAATCAGAACGAGTTCCATCGGGATGGTCTGTATGTTTTAAAATAACCTTACAATGAGCACAGCAGGCTTGAGAATCACTCATATAATTCCTTTCGCATTAATACCACGAAAGAATCCCTTATATCTGTAATTACTATCAGGCGTAATAACATAACACGGATTAAATCCAACGACATACAGATGGGTTATTCCAAGCCGATGAATTTCAAATGCCGCTTCTTTTTGGCATTCTTTACGAAATGCCAAATTATTCATGTCAGGGATTCCATCACTATACATCTTAAGCACATATGTTCGAACAGAGCATGGGTTTCCATCAATTAGACCACTTGGAAATGGAAAATGAATAAATCCATATGATGGCATCTCATGCGGCAACATAATAGGATAATAATCATACTGCATTGCGGGTAATGACGAAGGTTTGACCGGAGATTCTGGTAAAATACATGCTGCCTTCGCCACAACACCTATCAGTGGCAACGCAGCCATTGTCGTAATAAAACTTCTCCTATTCATTCTTTGATATTATCCTATAACATGGTATTAAGCAAGTTTTTATAATCTTTTCGGTGGAGATGTCCACATTTATGGTATTTTGAAAGTTTAGCGGTATATTTATTGATATGAATACAGGAGTGTATAAAATAACAAATATGACAAATGGCAAGATTTACGTCGGGTCCACATCAGCGTTAGGATTTAAGAAACGATGGTGGGGACACCGCACCAGATTACGGGCAAATACCCACTGGAACCAACATCTCCAAAACTCATGGAACAAACACGGCGAACAGCAATTTCGGTTTGAAATCATTGAAGAATGTCTTCCCAACGACTGCATTCCCCGTGAACAGTATTATTTTGACACACTGCACCCCCAATACAATATCCTGCAAACTGCGGGGTCTATGTTTGGGTATCGGCATACCACAGCAACAAAACAAAAAATAGGAGATGCGTGTCGAGGAGAAAAACATCCACAATATGCTGGAAAACACATATTCTATCACCCCGAAGATGGATATTTTAACGGAGGTCTCACGGAACTATGCACCAAGTTTAAAATTCGTGAAAACACGGGGTATCGACTTAGAAGTGGAGAACTGGACAAATCTCACGGATGGATATACATTGGAAATGATAAAACTCCATTACCAGAAAATATAGATGAATTTTATTACAGCCGAATTCATAACGACCGAACCATATATTCATTTTTTCATAAAATCCACGGAAGGTTTCAGGGCGTCATCCCCGATTTTATGAAAAAATATAACATCTCATTTCAAAATCAATCGATAATTCGAAAACTAATAGATGGAAAACGAAAAATGGCTTGGGGATGGATATTCTTGGGCGAAGGAATTCAATACATAACGTCAGACATAGAAACTAAATATATGACTGCACTCAAACAAAATACTAAAGCAAATAATCATATGGACATTATCTACGAATTTTTCAATTTCAAAACGACTGAAAATTTCCGAGGAACTTTGCGGGAGTTAATTCGAAATTATAATCTCAACGATAAATGTGCCCGTGAAATGCTCAGTCAAAGAAAACCCCACCTTAAAGGATGGACTATAAAAAGTTGACCGTGGGTTCTATGTTTGATATTATCATACAACAATGAAAAAGAAAACTGTCTCGTTCTCACAATTCTCAAATTTCTGGACTTGCCCTTACAAATGGTATAGGGATGTTTGCTTAAAAGAAAAAGTATTCGAGGAAAGTATTCACATGTCATTCGGAACCGCAATTCACGAAACCATCCAAGCGTTTCTGACTGCGTATCTTAACGTATCCGAAGAAGAAGCTCGCAAAATTGATTTGATGACAATGTTTGTAACCGCCTTCAAAACTCAAGTGAATGGTAAGGGAATCAAACACACTGCCGAAGACTTTGCCGAGTTCGTCGAAGATGGAAAGGCAATCTTGACTGAATTCTTGGCTCCCGAAAACGTGCGCTATCATTTTCCTCGGGATAAGTGGCAACTTATTGGCATCGAAAAGAAATTCGTTTACCCCGTTCTAAATAACGTAAACTTGGATGCACGCCTCGACCTTGTGCTAAAAGACAAACAGACGGGTGACATTCGCATCGTTGATTTGAAGACTGCAACCAATGCTTGGTCCTCCTATCAGAAAGAAGACTTCACCAAGATTAGTCAATTGTTGCTTTACAAGGCAGTCTATAGCAAGGCAGAAAATATAAACCTCGGAAAAATCCACGTTGAATTCATAATCCTTAAACGTAAGTTCTACGATGATTCCAAAGTAAAATTTGAACAGACTCACATTCAAGTCTTCAAACCTGCGGCATTCCAAGATAACATTGTCCAAGTCATAAAAGAGTTCCGCAACTTCATCGAATATAGTTTCACCCCCGATGGTGAACATAAACGTGACGCTCATTATCCCAAGCAACCCGGTAAAAACAAAGCAAATTGCAAATACTGTGCTTATGCCAAGAATGGTAAATGCGATCAAGTGCCCGAACCTCCAATCAAAGACCCAGAACCGAAATAACCAACACTTCAATCTCAAGCCTCCCTTACGGGAGGTTTTTTGTTGTCCCTCAGTATAAAGATATTTATAAAAACTTTACATAATAATTTTCAATTATATACTTCAACCATGAATGAAATATGGAAAGATATTACCGACTATGTAGGAGTTTATCAGGCATCATCATTGGGACGCCTTCGACGAGTGAGTAAAACCGATTCAATCGGACGATGTTATAATTATTCCGACCTAAAAATTAGAACGTTACCACGATATGATGCCGCAATATTTTGCCACAACGGAAAGCGTAAGATGATGTTGTTACATCAAGTGATTGCCCAAACATTTCTCCAATATCCAACGTGCTGCCCAACATGTAAGACCCCATATGAAATAAATCACATAGATGGAAATCCACACAACAATGCAGCAGACAATTTAGAATATGTAACACATGTTGAAAACATTCAAAAGTCGAGAAATGCTCGACGTAAAAAACAATGGAAATCACTAGATGATACGAAAGTATTAAAAATCAAACACCTTCTCGCTCAAAAAATAACTTCACAAGTCGAAATTTCTAAAATGTTTAATGTATCTAAAAGCACCATAAGTGAGATAGCACACAATAGAATATGGACGGATGTCTCACTATAAATTCATAATTTTGACTGTTTGTTTTTTTTGGGTATAGTTATAAGTGTTCAAGCAGATATGCATACACTTATAAATATGAGCACACCAAAAAAAGTTGCAACCACTGTTAAGGTCGATCCGACCTTGTATGACGAGTTCAAAGTCCTCGGCGTTCGTTATAAACTTACGCTTCAAGGTCTTATTGAAAAAACGGTCTATCGCTATGTAAAAGAAGAAGTCTTCCGCAATGACATCAATGGTTTTCATGTCCCCGTGGACCTATCATCATCTTTCTCAGCATCAGCATCAGCATCCTCGTCCCTCGCCTAAACCTCAACCCAAACGTTACAAACTATGCCAGCAAATAACGGTAAACCCACAATTCTTCTCCTGTCCGACGACCTTCGTATGAATTCGGGCATCGCTACGATGTCCCGAGAACTTGTCCTTAGCACAGTTCACAAATTCAACTGGGTCCAAATAGCCGGTGCTATTACACATCCCGATAAAGGAAATGCATATGATCTGTCTCAGTCTACCAACGATTTGAAGAAGATTAAAGATGCATATGTAAAACTGTATCCTACAGATGGTTACGGCAATGAACAAATGCTGTTCCAAATCATCAACATCGAACGCCCGAATGCATTGCTTCATTTTACCGATCCTCGCTTTTGGGGATGGTTGTATGCATTGGAAAAACAGATAAGAGACTCAATACCAATATGTTATTATAATATATGGGATTCGATCCCATACCCAATGTATAATCGTCCATTCTATGAATCATGCGATGGTTTGTTTTCTATTAGTAAACAAACCTATAACATTAACAAATGGGTGTTAGGACCACAGAATTGCTGCCAAGTCAGTGATGGTCCAATGAAAGGTCGTTCATTGCTTCAATACTGCCCACATGGTATTGATGACGAATGCTTTAAGCCAATTGAAAAGTCAAATCCCGATCTTATTGCCTTTAAAAAGCGATTGTTTGGTGAGAAGGATTATAAGTTTGCTTTGCTCTACAATAGTCGTAACGTTCATCGTAAGCGAACCAGCAATATCTTGTTGGCGTACGCTCAGTTCTGCTCTAACCTCTCGAAGGAAGACGCCGATAAGTGTGTATTGATTTTGCACACCGAGGTCATGCAAGAAGCGGGAACAAACTTAATGGCAGTTAAAGAAGCCTTCTGCCCAAACAACAACATCATATTCTCTCCGGGAAAACTGTCTCCTCAAGATATGAACCTCATGTATAATGTTGCGGATGTCACCGTCAATGCTTCGTCTAACGAAGGATTCGGATTGTCTATCGCTGAAAGTATCATGAGCGGAACACCCGTAACGGTTGCTGTCACTGGTGGATTGCAAGATCAAATCGGTCAAGTGACGGATGATGGAACCCCCGTTGAGTTTGACGCTGACTTTGGGTCAAACAACATTGGACGTTACAAGAAATGTGGTCCGTGGGCATATCCTGTGTGGCCAGTGACTCGTTTGGTCCAAGGCTCTATTCCAACGCCATATATATTTGATGACCTCACTCGATGGGAAGACTTTGCTGAAGGCTTCATGTATTGGTATCTAATGGGAGACAAAAAACGCACCGCTTGTGGTGCTGAAGGTCGTCGTTGGGCACTCAACGAAGGTGGTATCAATTCCAAGAACATGGGACAAACATTCATTGATGGCATGGAATACATCTTTAAGAACTGGTCCAAACCTAAGAAGTTCAGTCTACATACGATTGCCGATCATGTTGGAAATAAGATGCCCGATGGTCACATGGGATTTACCTATGACAAGATTGATACTGCTCCTCTTCTTCAGAAAATCGAAACAATAAAAATATGAATATAAACATAGTAGAATTACAACCCGGCGATGTTTTATTGACCACCGTAGACATCGGAAACCTTCCTCCAAATGAAGTAGATGCGTATGTCAAAAAATGCGTTAAAACTGTAAAAAGTTTTTTTTGGAGGTCAAGTTGTCGCATTTCCAGTCCGAGGAGGAACATGGGATTTCACCATCGTTCGAAAGCCGAAGACTAAAAAGTTAAAAAAAGTTGCCTAATTATGGCAACTCTGTTACAATCGCATCAATATGACCCAAATGGAAATAAAAGTAAAACGGAATGGTAACACCACACTACCGAGACAAGCCACGGACCAATCGGCAGGATACGATATAATTGCTACATCCGACCCTAAGATTGTTGGAGAAAAATTGGATAACAAATTTTTTCTTCCCGATGAACCAAAAATCGAATGGTGGAAACATGTATTTTACATCGAGTATGAAACGGGACTATTTATGTCCCCGTCAGATAAAAATATTCATACTCTAATTTATCCAAGAAGTAGTATCAGTTCTAAAACAAATATGGTATTGGCCAATAGCATTGGACTCGTAGATTGCGACTATCGGGGGCAAATATTATGCCGTTTTCGATACATATGGCAACCGTTTGATATGGCATGGTTAAGCATCAAGGACCACTCAAACCCAGAAAATCCATACGTTCCAATGACGCTCGGAAACATCAATCCCGAACGCATATATAAAAAAGGAGACACTATTGCTCAACTCGTGTTTTCTCCCACAATAAATGTCGGGTTTCAATTTGTGGATGAATTGGACCAAACAATTCGTAATGAGGGCGGATTTGGTTCTACGGATCAACAAGCAAACACGCCACCCCAAGCACAAGGAGACCCATTCTCATTGGGCGACCGTTACAATCAAGCTGGAGGCATTCCTACACGTAAACGCTACAGCGATGAAATGAAGGAACGGGAACGTGTCGAAGGAACGCAAAAATCTACAAACAAAATACATTTGCCTCCTCCCGGCATACACGAAAGAAAAGCCAAGTGAAACGAGTCATAACAGAAGAAGTCCTTGAGGACGCAAAATATTTCTGCGATAAGCATCCCGACCGTGAATGCTTCTCAGAAATAAAAACCGCTAGTTGGTATGGTAGCAACTTTGATATGATGGGCATAGAATTCCATCTTTGTGATGAATGTATCGAAGAACTATATAAGGACTTGGAAACAAAATATGGAGTTAAACCCCAAAATATCGAAATATGAAAACGACCAGTAAAGTAACCAAACTTCCCGATGGGTCTGCATTCTGGACAGCAGATATTATGTCCAAGGCAGAAGCCATGACTCTTCCACTTGAGAAACGTCCTATTTGTTACCGAATATCATCGGAAATGTATCACGCTGTTTATGAAAGCATTGGTGCGGCGTCTATGTGTTGGAACCCAAGACCCGTCAACGAAGTATTCGATTCCGAAGCAGCATCGAATATTGCAATTGATCTCTGTTTCAAAATCGCAAACGAAATCGAAAAGAAAAATAAGAAATAAGTATGAGCAAACCAATTTGTATTCTTCAATCGCCGGTGTGGACGAGAAGTGGCTACGGCGATTGGGCATTGGCTGTCGCCAAGAGCCTTCTTCGCTATGATAAATTCGATTTAAAAATTGTTCCCACGGTATGGGGCGCATGTAGCAAGAAGAACTTGGAATCCGAACTTATTGACCCCGAAGGTAAAGAATTATTAGGTCGAGTTCTACAAGGTAACCTATCACGCCAACCCGAATTGTTCATTCAAATGAGCATTCCGAATGAATTTAATGCTCCAGCTAAATTCAACATTGGTATGACTGCGGGAATTGAGACTACTGTCCCTCGTGCAGAATGGATTGAAGGTCTCAATCGAATGCAATATAACATTGTAACTTCTCAACATGCAAAAGATGTGTTTGTTTCCGCCAACTTTACCAAGAAGAATCCAAATGGAACAACCGAACCATTGAAGGTAAAAACTCCTATGGACGTTCTATTCTGGGGTGCTAACACCGAACTATATGGGAAGACAAGTATTATTCCAAAAACAGTCAATGATACCCTCGCAGGAGTCAAAGAAGAGTTTGCATTCCTATTTGTAGGTCAATGGACTGGCGGTAACATGAACGCTGATCGCAAGGCTATAGGATGGCTAATAAAGACATTCTTGGAAACATTCCGAGACCTTCCCAATCCTCCAGCCCTTGTCCTCAAGACAAGCGGAGCACAACTCTGCATCATGGACAAGTATGATTGCTTGAACAAGATCAATGATGTCACCGCCATGGTCCAGAATGCCCATCCAAAAGCCAAATTACCAAACGTGTATCTATTGCACGGCGAATTGTCTGATGTCGAGATGAATGCATTGTATAACCATCCCAAAATCAAGGCACACGTTTCATTCACCCACGGTGAAGGATTCGGTCATCCGCTTTTGCTCGCTACATTGAGCGGAAAGCCAGTCATTACTCCTCATTGGAGTGGTCATCTCGACTTCCTAAATCCGAAGTATGCTACATTCTTCGAAGGTAAGTTGGTACCTATTCCCGGCGAAGCAATCAATGATTGGTTCATAAAAGAAGCCCAATGGTTCGATGTGGATTATGATTTCGCAGGTCATCTCATGAAGAACATCTTCACTAACTACGATTCCACATTGGTTGAAAAGTATGAAAAGCTTCGGATTGAAAACATGGAGAAGTTCTCTCTTCAAGCAATGGACAAGACCTTCCATCCGTTATTGGAAAAATATGTTCCTAAGTTTGCAGTTGAGGAACAAATCAAGCTTCCTAAGCTTAAAAGAATTGCTCTCCCCACCTCACCTTCGCCCGCAGCCAAGGCTACCGAAGTAACGACCAGTCTGAGTAAGGCATGAAATATAATCTACAATGAGTTATGTCAACCATATCATATCTAGTTACATGTTGCAATGAAACAAATTCATTAAAGAACTTACTTAAAACCATCTATGATTCCATTCAATACGATGACGTTCATTCTGGAGATGAAATAGTCATCATCGTAGATAGTGTCGATACTTATGGAGATGATGTACCACCGGAAACGGCAGATATTTTGTATGAATATACAGGATATTCAAATGTAACATGGAACACCCATCCTCTAAATAAAGACTATGGCACACATAAAAACTTCGGTATTGAACAATGCAGTGGAAATTGGGTATGTCAAATTGATGGCGACGAATGTCTTCCAGAATCATTACTTGGAGAAAACCTACACGCATTGATTGATAGTAATCCTACAATTGAGGCGTATGCTGTCCCAAGAATCAATGCATGGGAAGGATTAACGCCAGAACACGCCAAACAATGGGGATGGTCTTTGGATATGTCTCCGACTTATAAGAGATTACGGGCAGCTTGGCCCGATTATCAGTTACGACTGTTCAAAAATACACCATCAATTCGTTTCAAAAATCGATTACATGAACGCATCGAGGGATATAAATCCATTGCTGCTTTACCAGCGACGGAAGAGTGGGCATTATATCACGACAAGACAATAGAAACGCAAATTCAAACGAACCTCCGGTATAACGAATGGTTCTCCGCCGCCGAGAATGCAGGAGTATCGAATAAAGTATCTTAAATATGACATTTGAAGAATCAATGGATCGATGCAATACGCAACGCAATCCATCGGCAAATTGGAAGGTGATGGAAAAGGCGTATAACGATTATTATTTGAATTATCAAGGCGACCGAACTCCTAAGATACCAAAAATCATTCATCAAATATGGCTTGGTTCTCCATTTCCCGATAAATACAAGATTCTGACTGACCGTTGGCAAGAAATGCATCCTGATTGGACGCTTATATTATGGGACGATGACAAGATTAAAAATTTCGGACTTACTAATCAATGGATGTATGATAATACTTACAACCCTGCGTCCAAATCAGATGTCGCTCGCTATGAGATTCTTTACAGTTATGGTGGAGTTTATGTGGACACCGATTTTTATTGCTGTAAAAACTTGAACGACTTATTGTATCTCGATTTCTTTGGGTATGCCGCTGGTTCGTATGACAAATCAGCAATTCCTGCCAGCCTTCCACAAAGTCTATTCGGATGCTCTCAAGGAAACGAACTACTCGCAAATGTAATCCGACATATCGCACAACAATCTAACGTTCCACATTCCATAGCAGATATAATACAAATAACTGGCCCAGATATGTTCACCCGGGAAATTCTAAAAGAGTTGGATAAACATCCAATGAGTGTGGTATTCCCCCCGAACTATTTCACTCCATTTCCGGGACAATTTCGTGAAAATATTCGCAACTTAAACTTTATCGATATACCACGATGCGTATCACATTACGCATATCCCGAAACGTATGCCATTCATTTGCATTATTGTAGTTGGCAAAATCCCGATCTATTAAAATAATGAAAGACATTCAAATTTGTTTGTTTAACACTACCGAGAGAAGATTGCCGATTGCATTTGGAAATGTTGCCCAACTGTCCAAAATCAATCCATCAAATTTAGATCGACTAATATTAAAGATATTTTGCTATAGGTGTCACGAGCATCAATGGAAGAAACAAATGGAAGGTTCAGCCATACCGTTTCAAATTTATGCGATGCCAGCACCGGGCGAGATGTTGGGATACACCGGATATGATTACAAAGAGCGAACACAGATTTGCATGGAAAGTGACCACAAGTATTCCATTCGTATTGACGACGACTTGTTCATATCAACTCCGCTGTGGAGCTTTATGTTAAATACGATAGACGAAGTTTTATCGCAGGAAAGGGTTCATGCCTATTCCCCACTATTCAGCACCGCCGTTCCGCACGTTGATTTGTTCACGGACGATTTCCTGTCAGAGACAGACAAAACCATCCTAGAATCAATTTACAAAAAAGATGGGGTTCCCGCAACACCGTGGTTTCCATATGATGATTATGTTCACGTCCAAAAAGTAATTTTAACGATGGATAAATGGGACAGAAATTTATTTTGGAAGGAAGTTCTAAACCACAGAACCGTATATCAAACTCTACACCCCATAAAATTTTCATCTGACGCAAACATCTTTCTGACAAATCAGATATTGTCCAACTTCCATAAAATATTGGAAGAACAAGAATATGAATGCGTAGCTATCGCAGGTATGCCCAATAGTCATTGGACATGCACTCGGACATCTAACTGGAAACGAGCATTCATGGAATTTGGTGGACCACATGATGCGTGGGATGAAATGCCGATGCAATGCAACGAACGAAAATATGGAATGTCATCCGTGTTCATAAAACGGGGATTTGCCGTTCATCCATGTCATGCCAGCGTCCCAAACAGAGAAAAAATAGATGAGCAATATGCATTGTTTATTTCCAAAATAGGAGAAAATAAATGAACATCGCACCAAAATGGACAGAATTATCGAATGAACAACAATTGGAGTATTTACTTGGCGGGCAAATCAAACTCGAAGAGTGGTATATCGACGAGGCTCAGACCCGCAAGCAAGAGCCATACTCAATCGAGGAGTATTGCAGGCGTATTCGTAACCGTGAAGTCAATTACTATGGTGAGACTGACAAGTGGCTCTATGAAGCCCTCGAACTATGTCCGATTGAAGCCTTAAAGGTTGCCGTAATGGGTTCTACCCAACCTTGGTATGAGAGCGTCGTTTTGGAATTTGGTGGAAAACCTACCACCATTGAATACAATCTCCCGGGGTATAACCATCCTGAAATGAAGGAGATGTTGATTCAAGAGTATTGGAAGAATCCTATTCAGTTCGATGTCGCATTTTCCATATCCTCGTTTGAGCACGATGGTCTCGGACGCTATGGAGACCCGCTCAATCCACACGGAGACCTTCGGGCAATGGCGGATATGAAGAAGATTATCAAGAAGGATGGTATCTTGTTTCTCGCCGTTCCAATTGGATTGGATAAAGTGGTATGGAATGCCCATAGAATCTATGGACCGGTCAGGTTTCCGCTACTTATCAACGGTTGGCAACTTGAGGGCTGTGTTGGGATGAATGATGATTACCTCACTCGGGATACTGGACAGTCGGGTGCCTATCAACCGATTTTGGTTCTAAGAAATATCTAAATGGAAAATATTCTTGCGCCACAGCCAACTCAAAATTGAAACATATTAGCATGACCACCGCATTTTTGACAGAAATGGGATTTACGGGAAAAGTTCCACTCAATCACCCCAACATGAGAACGGAGTTTTCATGGATGGCGACGTTACAGTCAGACCACTTCAATATACATCAATACGAGATGGTCAAAAATTATGATGCGGTGTTCGTCATATTCCCAAAAGCCACAGTCAAACTGAATATGGTTGGAATGGAAATGACCACCACAGGAATAGACAAAGATATTACGATATATTCCAACCCCGTCATAGAAACACTCAAGAAAAATAATAGATTGGCATGTGTAGTTCAAGAAGGTCCATGTTATCTATTTAACGAGTATGATTTACCCAACCAGTTCAATTTCTATAATCAATTATCGGAATGCGACATCATATTTGCCCATAACGAATATGATACACATTTTTTCAAGGGATTATTCCCACGGACTAAAATAAAACGTATTCCAACCTTGATGATTGTCAATAAGGATACTTGTCCATCTGTATGGACCCCCGAGGAAAAAGCCATTATCAGTGGAAACTTTTGTAGATGGTATGGAGGATTTCAGAGCTATCTTGTAGCTACCGAGTTCCAATGCCCCATCTTTGTGCCTGCATCTCACTGCAAGCGTCCCGGTGAGGAGCAGGTGCCTAATTTGAATCATATGCCTTGGGTGTTTTGGACAGATTGGATGGAACACCTATCTCATTTTAAATATGCCGCCAGTATGATGCCCACCATTGCAGCAGGAACATTCAGTGCCAACTGTGCTTATTATGGTATTCCATGCATCGGAAATGAAAAGGTAGATACACAGACGGAGTTTTTTCCCGACTTAAGTGTCGATGTTCACGATGTGTATGAAGCCCGTCATTTGGCGATTATGCTTCGTCAAGACAAACAGTTCTATGACAATTGTAGTAATCATGCCCGTCTCAAATTCAAAAATAGTGTCCACGGAAACCCAGACCTTTGGTTGGAAGAAATGAACGAATCTATCTATGGATAACAACTTCGTTATTTTAATTGGAAGTCATAACAATGCCCAATGGGTTGAAAGTAACCTCAACTCTGTGCTTGTCCAAAACTATCCAAACTATAAGGTCGTTTATTTCGACGATGCTTCCACAGATGGAACCAAAGATGCCGTGGCAAGAAAGATTGAGGGCGACTCACGATTCACTATTGCTAATGTGGAAGAAAGAAAATACAAGACGTGGTTCTTTTCCAACATTGAACATTTTAAGGAAATAAACGATAATGATATATTAGTATTCCTCGATGGCGATGACATGTTATATTGTGAAAACGTTCTTTCCTATCTGAATGAACTATACAACCAAACAAATTGTTGGATGACCTACGGTGGCATGGTGGTATGGAAGGGCGGGGAAGACCTTATTGAACCATTTCCCCAAAATAGTGAAATTCCTCCACAAGTTTCAAAACAAAAACTATTTCGCAAGGATACATGGAGGACATCCCACCTAAAGACCATGCGAGCATTCGTATGGAAACGGATAGATAAAAATGACTTAATGCCCAATGGAATTCCATTGGTTGGACCCGATGATTTGGCAATCATGTTTGCCGCATTAGAACTGACGCCTGCCGACAAAATTCAAAGGGTCACCGAATCCATTTACCTTTACAACCATACCCAAGCGAATCAAAAGAGCCGAGCCTTCACGGACAATCAAGCGGTTGGTATTGACTATGAGTCTCCCATTAGAGCACGCAATCCGTACGATACTATCCAAATCATTTCTCCCACACTTGCGGGAGGACTCGGCAATCAGATGTTCGAGGTTGCTGCCGCCGCCTCTTTAGCCAAAGATAACAATGCGTTGCTCGTGATAAACCCTAATGAACACATTCTGCCGAACCAAGGTAGGAATATAAACATCTATTTATCCAATATATTTCGTAAAGTCGCCACTGATAGCAATCCTCCGTGTAAGCAGGAATATAAATGGGACCAAATGTCTTATGCCCCTATCCCATTTCAACCCGACACTAAACTCAAGAGTCATTTTCAATCGTTCAAGTATTTTGACCACAATCGGGACTATATCCGAGACCTGTTCGCCCCATCTAAAGATATTTTGGATAAAATAATAGACACATATCCAGATACATCCAATATTACCGCTATACAAGTAAGAAGAGGTGATTATATCAAATTTCCAAACCATCACCCTCTATTATCATCAGAATATTATGCTAAAGCGGTAAATTCCCTTGCTTCTGAGAAGGTATGGGTGTTTAGTGATGATATTCAATGGTGTAAAGAAAACTTGCATTTCTACTGTCCCGTCGAATACATAAAAGATGAGGACTACATCGAGTTATATCTCATGAGTCTATGCAAAAACATTGTTATATCAAATAGTTCTTTTGGGTGGTGGTCGAGCTATTTATCTAATGATTCTAACGTATATGTTCCTCCGATATGGTTTGGAAATGCCCTAATAAATAATGGATTTAAATATGAAGACTTGATATTGCCAGAATGGCATATAGTAAAATGAAGAAAAAAACACAAGAAGAATTTATAAATGCTGCTTCGAAAAAACATAATAATAAATATGATTACTCAAAATCAATTTATAATGGATGTAAGAAAAAAGTTATAATCATATGTAAGAAACACGGAGAATTTTTACAAGAAGCGTGGTCACATTTAAAAGGATTTGGATGCTCGGCATGTAGTAATAATCTTAAATCTAATACTCCACAATTTATCTCTCAAGCGATTCAAAAACACGGGAATGAATATGATTATTCAAAATCAACATATAAAAATAAGAATAAAAAACTCGATATAATATGTAAAATTCACGGAGTTTTTTCTCAAACTCCAACGAACCACTTATCCGGACAAGGATGCCCTGCATGTTACGGCACATTTAAAAAATCGTCGGTAGAATTTATAGCAGACGCAATCAAAAAACACGGAAACATATATGATTATTCTCATATAAATTATTCGACGGCACATTCTCCTGTAAATATAATATGTAAAATTCATGGAAAGTTTTCCCAGACTCCACACAATCATCTAAAAGGACATGGATGTCCATCATGTTGTTCTTCATGGGGAGAAACACGAATTGAACAGTGGTTGAAAATGAACAATATTCAATATGAACGACAAAAAACATTTTCCAATCTGAAAAATCCAAAAACCAGTTATCCATTAAAGTTTGATTTTTATGTTTCCTCGAAAAATTTACTAATTGAATATGATGGAGAACAACATTTCAAACTAGGAAGTATATTCGGAAAACATCAAATAACAATAAAAAATTTGAGAGATATAAAATATAGGGACAAAATAAAAACCAAATATGCAAAACACAATAAAATTCGACTATTAAGAATTCCATATACAGAATTCCCTAAAATTCACGCAATACTAAATGAAAAAATAGTTCTATGAATACGATTATATATCACACCAGTGAAACCCAAGCCAATTACGTAGAACAAATCCCACCTCGGGATAACACATGGGCATGGGCTACCGGGCATCCAGATGGAAACATGCACTTCTTCGAGGATGATAAACTCCCAACCCACATTAATTATAAAGGAAAAAAAGTGGCGTGTCTTATCGAATGTCCTGCAATCATGGATTATTGCAAGGGAAATTATCCATCGGTGTTTCACCCTTACCAATGGATTATAGACAATCACCAATACTTTGATGTCATTATGAGTCCATTCACTTACTTGAAGGACGTGGTTGGTGACAAATACTGGTGGATTCCCGCCGGTGGAAACCGTATCGAATTTGAAAATTTTGGGTTGTGGGAGAAAGAACGAATCCTCTCTATAGTTGCCTCCGACAAGCAATGGATCACTGGACATAAACTACGTCATCAAATCATTCAGAAGTTCGGCAGTAAAATGGATGTTTATGGTCGTGGATATAATGACTTTGTTGACAAATATGATAACAATCGCCGTGGAAAAATTATTGCCTTGGGACCATATTATTACTCATTAGCCATCATGAATGCTCAATATGATGATTATTTCACAGAAATCTTGACAGATGTCTTGGCATGTGGTACAATACCAATATTCTGGGGCACAAAGAATATAGGAAAATATTTCAATCCCAATGGTATCATTCAATTTAATACCATCGACGAATTTGAATCATTACTTCCTACCCTGACTCCCGAACTGTATAAATCGAAGATGCCTGCCATAATTGAGAACATAGAGAAGGCAAAATTGTATAACACACGATTTGATTGGATATACGATAATTATCGTTTTTTGCTCGAAACACTTTAATTGGCAATATTTATTGGTATGAGTCGAAAATTAACAATCGCACAATTTAAAGAAAACGCCATTAAAATTCATGGAAATGTTTATGATTATTCAGACTCCAACTATAACGGATATGAGGAGAAAATATTAATTAAATGCAAAAAGCATGGAAAGTTTTATCAGACCCCACACAATCATATAGGGAACGAGCAAGGGTGTCCTATCTGTCATAGGTTAACGAAAACGACAAACGAGTTTATAATTAATGCCAAAAAAATACATAAAAATAGATTCGACTATTCGGATACAAAATATATTAATAATTACACCCCAGTTATTATCAAATGTCATGTTCATGGCAATTTTACACAATTACCAAAAAATCATCTGAATGGAACTCCCTGTCCAAAATGTTCAAAGGAAAAAGAAACACACACCACAGATGACTTTATAAAATCGGCTATACAAACTCATGGACAATTGTATAACTATGATGGGGTAGATTATAAAACGTCATATGATAAAGTAAAAATTATTTGTCGAAAACACGGACCATTTTGGATAAGACCAAATAATCATTTGGCAAGTAAAAGTGGGTGTCCCAAATGCCGATGGTCTAAAGGAGAATTAAAAATTTTTAATTACCTAAATGGAAGAAAGATTGAGTTTGAACGGAATAAAACATTTCCGCTTTGCGTAGGTAAAACTGGATGGACTCTAAAATATGATTTTTATATTCCATCGGTCAAGTTATTAATAGAATACGATGGCGAACAACACTTCAAACCATCCATGATAGGATATTATAAGGTATCAAAGAATGATGTCAAAAACAATCAATGTCGTGATAGAATAAAGGATAAATTCGCCAATGATAACGGTATTAAATTGTTGCGGATTCCGTATTGGAAAGAACGCCACATCGAAAAAATATTGGAAGAAAATTTATGAATGGTGATTACATTAGGGTAATGTCTGATGGAAGTGAATGTTTTGTAAAAGATACGGAAGTATTTTTATCTCTTTATACGGAAAAGCCTGATGTATATGTTCGTCCGACAATTCAACAATTTAATTATCTCATAGAAAATGGAATGGGGGATTTTTTAGGAAAACATATTGTCGGACAATATGGAGACAACAAAGATTATTTTGTAGAAGAGCACAAAATAAGAAGCATTGAAAAAGGAACAGAAATATGGGATTTGGAATGGTGTGAAATTGGAGAATTCTATTTTTTATATGATAACCAATCTCTCACACTAAACCGAGTCGGAACAAAAATAGAAAATTTATGATAACAATAAAAGATGCCATTCCAAATGGAATACACAATGTCAAGGAATATGTTGATTATACCGATGAATATTTTAAAACTAATGGCGGTTGCTTAAAACAATGGATGATAAATTGTACCCCTGGGTCTGCCAAGAATCAAAATTTTAATTATCGACTGTACAATCTTATCTCAAGCCGACCATTAACTATACTAGATATTGGATGCGGTGATGGAGCGTTCGTAGGAGATTGCATTGCGGACGGTTATAACGCCTATGGAATCGAAGGAAATCCATATTATAGAGAACTCGGAGTGCGGTCATGGGGTAAATTTCCATCTAATTTCTTTATTACAGATATTGGAAAAGATTTTACTCTCATCGAAAACAATATTACAGTTGCGTTTGATGCCATAACAAGTTGGGAATTTTTTGAACATATTCACCCCGATGCCGTGCTAAAAATGGCAGAAAACATCAATAAACATTCTAAGGTAGGAACATGGCTTATATTTTCAGCCAGCCAACGATATGATCCACCTGGGCATCAGACCATAAAAAGTAAGCAGGAATGGATTGAAGTGTTTCAGCATTTAGGTTTTGAAAACACAAATGAAAACTTCGGTGGTGATGTCATTCGAAATGAACCTGATAGCATCATCTGCTACATGAGAAAAGTCAAATAACCATTATGAAATACACTGTATTGGGTTCGGCAGGACAAATTGGGCGTCAGCTTACTCATTTCCTGAAACAGAAGGGGCATCAAGTTACTGAATTCGACATTTATGATGCTCCATATCAAGACCTTCGGATTGAATATGCAGTTGATGCTTATATCAAGGACTCGGACTTTGTATTCTTTTTGGCATTCGACGTGGGTGGATCACAGTATTTGAAGAAATACCAATCCACATTTGATTTCGTGGACAACAACGTCCGCATAATGGCTAATACATTCGCTTCATTGAAGAGTTTTAATAAGCCATTTCTATTCGCATCTACGCAGATGTCGAATATGCACTTTTCAAGCTATGGGTCATTAAAGTCCGTCGGGGAACATTACTGTCGAGTTCTCAACAGCCCCATTATAAAGTTTTGGAATGTATATGGAATAGAATCTGACCCCGAGAAGACCCACGTCATTACTGACTTCGTAAAGATGGCACTAAAGGGTCAGATCAACATGAAGACGGATGGCTCTGAGGAGCGTCAGTTCTTATATTCTACCGATTGCTGTGAATCACTTTACAACTTATCACAACAGTATGATAAGTTGTCACGAACTAATGAATACCACATTACAACTTTCGAATGGGTAACCGTCAATCGAATCGCTCTCGTCATATCCCAACTATGTAATGGGGCAACGATTGTTCCCTCGGAGGCACATGATACAGTTCAACGTGACCAACGAAACGAACCCAACAGGTTTATTTTAACCGAAGGAATTTGGAAACCAAAAACTACCATCGAACAGGGAATCGCTCGAATCGTGGAATACGAAAAGTTACATGCCAACTAAAGAATACATTCAAAGTCTCGTTGCTGAATACATCATAGACAAGCACAAAAACAAGACATGGACCGCAGGTAAGGATTGGGTTCAATATGCGGGTCCATATTTCGATGAGAAGGAATACGTCAAAGCAATAGGCACCCTATTGGACGAATGGCTTGTCCTTGGAAACGATGCTATTGAGTTCGAGAAGAAATTTGCACCACTTTTGGGTAAAAAGTATGGCATCATTGTAAACAGTGGATCAAGTGCCAATCTAATAATGATGGCAACTGCCAAACAGTATTATGGGTGGAAGGATGGGGATAAAGTCATTGTGCCCGTGGCAGGATTTCCCACCACTGTCAATCCAATAATTCAATGTGGACTGATTCCTATGTTCGTTGATATTGAGTTAGATACACTCAATTTGAATTTGGACCAAACGGAAAGGGCTTGCAAGAGTGGAGCGGTTGCCATTACCTTTGCCCATGTGTTGGGGAATCCTCCGGATATGGATCGAGTAATGGAGATTGTAAGGAAATATAACCTTATATTACTCGAAGATTGTTGTGATGCATTGGGGTCAACGTATGACGGTCGGCCAACAGGTCACGATGGTGTCATGGCAACATGTTCATTCTATCCCGCCCACCACATTACAATGGGTGAAGGTGGATTTGTGGCATGTGCCAACCAAGAATTGGAAAAAATAGCCAGAAGTTTTCGGGAATGGGGACGCTCATGTTATTGCGTTGGGAAGAAAGCCAATCTATCAACCAAAGGGTCGTGTGGATGTCGATTCAAGCAATGGTTGCCATCGTTACCGGGTGAAATTTTCGACCATAAGTATGTTTACGATAATATCGGATACAATATGAAGCCACTTGAATTGCAAGCTTCGATTGGACTGATTCAATTAGAAAAGCTCCCAGAAATACACAAACAACGTAAAGCCAATCATACGTATTTAATGGAAATATTCACTCCCCACGAAAAATATTTTCACATGCATAAAGCAACTCCAAAATCCGATCCCTCTTGGTTCGCATTCCCTCTCACAATAAAAGACAATGCTCCATTCAAACGGTTTGAATTTACAAAATATCTCGAAGACAATAAAATTCAAACTCGTAATTATTTCGGGGGAAATTTACTCCTACAACCACTTTACAAAGACATAAAGTTCCAATGTTGGATGGGGGGGGTAATTTCTGACCCCAAAATCCAATTTCCGATAGCAACGAAAGTGACAACCAATACATTTTTTCTCGGGGTTAGTCCGGTGATTACACGAGACCAATTGGATTATGTCAGAGAAACGATAGAATTATTCTTCAAAAAATACAAATAATTTATCTTTTTATCCTTATATCTTATATTTATATTGTGACATGAAGAATTTAAAAATATCCGAGGAAACCCACCGTAAACTTAAGATTTATTGTGCAAAAAATAATTTGAAAATGAATGAGTGGGTAGATACTCTAATAAAACGCAATATTAAATCAAATGTCAAGTAAATTAACAACTGAAGAATTTATTAGACGTGCTCAGATTATTCATAATAACATTGTTTATGACAAAGTTATTTATAACGGCACACATTCCAAGGTCGTATTGCGATGCCCAATTCATGGACAATTCCGACAAACTCCACATAACCATTTAATTGGATGTGGATGCCCCGGCTGTGGAGGAAAAGTTAAATTGGACAATAAATTATATATTAAACGTGCCAAGGAAATACATGGAAATTTTTATGATTATTCAGAATTAAATTATCAAACATCCAAGAGTAAAGTCAAAATAATATGCCCAATTCACGGACAATTCTTTCAGCTACCATCTAGTCATCTCGAAGGGCATGGATGTTCTCATTGCGGCGGGTCAAATAAATGGACGACGAATCAATTCATAACAATTGCATCCGGGTTACATAAAAATAAATATGATTATTCCGACACTGTTTACACCAACAATAATACAAAAATAACCATTATATGTCCTATACACGGGAAATTTCAACAACGAGCAGCAGATCACATCAGAACAAAACATGGATGTACTAAATGCAGTGGAGTAAATAAAAAATCCAATTCTGACTTTATAATGGATGCCATCAAATTACATGGACATAAATATGAGTATCCGAAAGCCAATTACAAAAACGATTATACAAAAATAGTCATTACATGTAAAAACCACGGTGATTTTTTACAGACGCCAAATCGCCACTTACAGGGCGATGGCTGTCCAAAATGCACTCATAAAATATCTGCCCCAGAAATAAAATTTTTGAATTATTGTAGAATCCCCGATAACATAAACCATAGACAAAAATATATTGCTCCATATAAAGTAGATGCGGAACACAATGGTATTATCTATGAATTTCTCGGGGATTATTGGCACGGAAATCCATCCAAATATTCACATAAAAATATAAACCAATCAACACATAAAACTTTCGGAAAATTGTATGCTGATACAGTTCTCAAATTTCAAAGATTAAATCAATTGGGATATAAAATCAGATATATTTGGGAATCCGATTGGCTTCAATTCGAAAACGGCATAACATCAATCCCGAAAATAATAGAATACAATGGCAATATTCCGAGTCAAGCACAATAACTTCGAAGAGAACTTTGACGCATTTAAGATTGATACTCTCGAAGTCAATGAATGGGAGAATGCAAGTCGTCTCGCTGAAAGTGGTTGGGATAATCGCTATGACTACGAAGCCGAATTGGTTCGGGGAGTCATAGATGAATGTAATTCCAAAACTGTATTAGAGATTGGATCGGGTCCGGGAATACTTAGCCAAAAGATTCAGACACTTCTAAAAACTCCTCTCAACTATCATCTTGTAGACAAACCATTTGCGAAGAAATACTTTGATGAACACAAGTTCAAAGGACAGTTCTTTGTAAAAGACATCGCCATAGATTTAGACCCCGAGGGACTATTACCCAAGTATGATTTGGTTATTATCAATGACACATTGGAACATCTAATCGCCCCATCCAACATGGTTAAACGAATCCATGCATTAATGGATACGACTTCCACATTGTTTGTCAGCGTTCCTAACTGGCGCATGGCCCATCAGTTCTTATACCGTGGTCTATTCGACTATGATAATTTTATTTATTTCATGCATATTCATGGATTTGAAATGGATTCTGTTTATCCATCCTGTCTAATGACTCCAGATTATCCTACGACCGACACCGAAGAAACTATGCCCGAAGAACTCCGTAGAAGTTGGAACTGGTATTTCGTAATGAAGAAGAAATCAATATGAGTCTAACTGTATATGTAACTGGATGTCTTGGCTTCATTGGAGCCTATGTAACTGAAGCTTGTCTTAATCAAGGATGGCACGTCATTGGCGTGGATAAGATGA